GCTGAGGGAGCAAAGTGACCCGTGTGAACACACGAATAGGCAACAGGGGTCACAGAATCACCCAAAAACACGGTCGAAAGGGCAAAAAAGGGGCGATTTAGGGGTTTTTCGGGGATTCTGGGGGACCAGCAAAGAGAGAGCCTCTCTTTGCGGTTTTGCACATCGTTAAGCACGGTATCGACTGTCAGTGGTCTTTGTCTGAGAAATTATTTTCCGTGCCCAATAATTCGTTGAGCCTAGTCTTGATATCGTCCTTGCTCATGCTGTCGATGTTGGCGTTGATGTTGAGATTCTGAGTGCGCTGAACCGTTAGTCCACCCAATTGATTGAGCTCTTTCACTGCACTGACTGCCGCGTTGTAGTGGCCGCTATCAAACGCCGTCTCCGCGATGTTCCACAGCATCGACCCGGTCTTCTCAGGCGTGATGGCAAACTTCTCTCTTAGCTCCTCCTGCTTCAGCCTGATCGACTTCGTGACGTGAGGATGCGTCTTGCCGTCCATCATCTTCGTAGCGCTTGCCGCAGGGAATGAGAACCCAGCTCTTCGAGCGGCCTCTGTCTGCCCACACGAGCCCTCTGTGTAGAACCACACGAAGGCCGCTTGCATCTCTGTTAAGCCAAGCTCTGGATCTGCTTCAAAGTGTGCTGGCGTGTTGACCAGCGGCTTCAGTTTCTTCCGGGGTCGGCCCGGCCCTTTCTTCTCATCACTCACGGTCTACTTCCTTTGGTGAATCCGTCCACAGCGAGTCGCCATACCTTTCGTAGTTACGCAACCATCGCCTCAGCGTATGCACATGGACGTGAGTTTCGTATGCCGCTTGGCTCACTGATCTCCCACTGTCGACCATCTTCTGAGCCCTTACCACACGCTTCTTGTCCATGATTTTCAATCCAAGCAACAGGGTACAGTAGAGGGTAGGGTACGTGTTTCCTATATACCCCTAAATATACCTTAAGAATAATACTATTCTTAAATATAAAACTACACTTAATAGAGTAGATATACCCTACCCTGCCCTGTCACTATCTCCTTTAATATCAAGCACTTAACCCTACCTAAAACAGGGTACAGTGTACATCTACCCTCCAAAACAGCCCTTTTTCGGCGCTCAGTAAATTTACAATCGTAAAATCGCACCAGTTTAAGAATTGCCCTTTTTACCCCCAAAACAGCCTTAGATGTACCCTGTTTAGGGCATACCCTACCCTGTTCTACCCTCACACATCCCACTTCGGAGGCGGTACTGAGCCCCCATCTTCGATGATAGGCTCGTAGTCAATGTCGTATATCTTGCGCCCATTACTCTTGCGCGGAACGCATCCATTCGCCGCCAACACTCGTGCCGCTTCCTTGAAGTCCGCCACCCTCGGCGACCGCACCCCAAGGTCTCGCAACAGCTCCGTCATCTGCACCGGGCGCACCATCGTCGATGTGAACTTGACCCGCTGAAGGATCAGGTCTTCGACCACAGACTGCGTCCTCGACAGCTCGTTAGACTCTTGCAGTAGCGCTCGCTCTTCACTGGTCAGGAACCAGCCTTCGCCTGTATCGAAGAAGCGCGCCTTCACCTCAGCCCACACCTGTTGCATATCGATCTTGTGCCGGTAGTTAATCTTCTGCACTCGTACAACCCAGAACCTTCGGTTGCCGGTGGGGTCTGTTAGGAACTCATTCTCGTTGACCGACCCGTAAAAAATCGTGCGCCGACGATACCGCGAGAACCCACGATCATAGGGCAGACGTAGCTCGTCATGGCTTCTGGTAATGAAGGCCTTGAGTTGGTCTAGGTCAGCCTTCTTGAATGTGCTACCCAGCTCTCCGAGCTCACAGATCCAATGGCTCACACACTGCTTGACGCTGTCTTTATCGCCGGGGTTGAGTGTCGCGCCTTCGAGTAGCCAGTCTTTCTGGGGCGCCAGCGTTTTCATCCACTGGGTCTTACCGAGCGCCTGCCTACCCACGAAGACTAGGATACCCTCGCTGGATACACCCTCGTCCCCACAGGCCGCCGCAACGCATGAGGTGAGCCACTTGGTCATGAGTATTTCTTTAAGCTCGTTATCCTCGGCGTTTACCGTGTCAAGCAGTTGTTGAAGCCGCGATGTTCCATCCCATGGCCGCGACTCGATCCACTCCGCCACAGGATTGCTCTCCCGAGCTAACAGCTTCAAATTGAAGCGTACTCGATCGTGCGGAACCATAAGTTGAATGCACCGATCTTCGATCTCAGTGATGGCGGCATCCTCTTCGAGGTCCGCAATGAATGTCATGTCAGGTATATGCACGTTCATGCGCTTCTTGATCACATCGTAAGCCACATCGATACTATTCACCTTCAGCACACCTTCGTGATTTGCCTTCGTGTGCATCATCCGGCCGCGATCGGTCTTCTCAAAATCAAACGACTGCGGGATGGCGACCTCTTGTAGCCTCGGGATCAGCTCACCCTCGACTGCCTGCGCCACGTCGTTGTAGTCGCCTATCTGCTCAGGCATAAGCACTTCCGCCCGTCCGCCTGCTCGCTTAATAGCCTGCGCCGCCGCAATAGCCTTCTGCTCGCCCGTTTTACTCTCGTCGAAGTCCGCGATGAAGACGTGTTTTGCGTCTGGATAGACAGCGAATACTGCCTCCGCTACAGGCTGTAGGTTGCCAGCGTCGAAGGACACCATGACAGGCTGTTGGTGATGTGCGTAATAACTGGCGGCCGTTGCGTATCCCTCGGCGTAGTTGATGACCGTAGCTTCGGCCAGAAAGTCGGTGCCAATGCAATAGAAGCCGCCCTTCTTCTTGCCGCCTCTGAGGAAGCGCTTCTCCCCGGCTTCGTTGATGAACTGAAGCGTCTGCACCGCACCGTTACTGTTGAACAGCGGGATCAAGAGCGCGTCTTTGTACTGCCTTAATCCATGCGAGGGCACACCTTTAGTTTCGAGGTACGGATGAATGTCACACTCCGCCGCCCGATCCCACATGGTCTGTGCCTTCTTGGCAACGACACTCTGCTCGACCTCCTGCGCCAACCGGGCTTGTTCCTTCGCCCTCTCAATCTCCTCCACCTGCGCCTTAGTCAGCTTCGGAATCTCGCCACCCTCTGCCTTCCAAGCCCCGAGCGGACCGATGTCATAACGCTCTGCGTGACCATACGGACGGTCTTGATCAAACCACACTTGATACCATGCGTTTTGTTTGCGACGACCATCCATCACCGTGTAGGCCCGTCCTATCTCTCCTCCAGTGACCAAACCCTTCTTCGGGTCTGGCTCTACACCAAGCGCACCTAACCAGTCGATGAACTCCCGATGCAAATCATTGGATAGAGGTCGACTAAAATTTTTTGTACCGCTTTTTATCTTCATTGCCATATTGAGCCCCTCCCAGAGATGTGTATACTAGTGCAAGTTTGTATAAACCATCAAGGAGAACTTACATGGGTATGAAACTTTCTGTAGGAGGGGGCGGAGACACTGAGTACGAGGTGCCGCCAATTGGAGAACATAAAGCGATCTGTTATCGCGTGATAGACGGCGGTAGCGCTGAGGAAGAGTATCAGGGCGAGGTAAACGTCAGACATAAAATCTTCCTGTTCTGGGAATTAACCGAGTGCACCATGCAAGACGGTCGCCGTATGTCAGTCATGGGCAACTACACTGCGTCACTCAACGAAAAGTCAAAACTGTACCAACACGTTACGTCATGGATTAATCGATCCTTCACGGATGAAGAGAAGCAAGGCTTCGATCCGACGACACTTGTAGGCAAAGGTTGCAAGCTGTCGATTGAGCATACCAAAACCGGGCGCGCTAAGGTGGCTAATGTCCACGCTTTCGTCAATGCGTTCGACGAGAATGAGCAGTTACGTCCATTACCGACCGAGAACGACCAAGTGATCTTCGATCTTGAAGACTACTGTAGTGAGTTTAGCGGCCACAGTAACGAAGCCAGTAAGCGCGCGTGTGATATTTTCGAGGACCTGCCTGCCTTTATCCGCTACCGCATTGCCGGTTGTGACGAGGTTGGCAAGGAACCGCAAGCACCATGCTTTGAGATGCAAGCCGCTTTGAAACGTGGCGCGAGCTCTCCAGTCGTAACAGCCGCCCCTGCGGTAGACGTAGTCGCCGACGACTTAGATCCGTTTGCAGAAGAAAATAATCCGGTGCCATTCTAATGAGTGACGAACCCACAGTTGAAGAGATGGAGGTGGCCAAGAAGATGCACGACTCTGTGCTCTCCCCGAAGCACTACACGCAAGGGGACATCGAGTGTATCGATGCCATGGAGTCATGCTTGGGCCCTGAAAAATTTGAGGGCTGGCTTCATGGCCAGATTTTTAAGTACGGATGGCGATGGCCAGACAAGAACGGTGTAGAGGATTTGCGCAAGATGTCCTTTTACAACGACCGTTTAATCCGACATTTAATCGAGCCAGAGGGGCGTAAATGAAAGAGTTTAAGCCGGGTGTTTACGAAGACATGAGCTATGAGGAGTACGCTGAGATCCCTGCATGGCGATCTCACGATCTCACCACACTCATCAAGTGTCCCTATCAGTGGCGTAACAAGCGCGATATATCCGAGTCGCCTGCATTGCTTGAGGGCCGCGTACAGCACACCGTGTTTGGTGAGCTTCATAAGTTTGACGATGAGTTTGCGATTGAGCCCATCGTCGATCGCCGCACCAAAGCCGGGAAGGAAGAATATGCCGATTG